CTCTCGCTGGGGGGGCCGGGTCTTTCAGTCTATTAGGTAGCATTATCCTCGCATTTCTTAGACACCTCGTCTGCCCACTCACTAACGTGAGTTGGGGCAGGGTGGTTGGATTTTATTTTTGGTATTTTACGAATTTTCACATACATGCACTCTGTTTGTTTGTGTTTTCGGTTTCTGCTCAAAGAGCCGCAATAATCGACGGCAAAACTGGGAGAACGGCCTTTCCGACCTTTCCCAGCGTGTTGAGGAGTCGCTTCCACCAGGGCGTGGGAGCGGTCTGCGACTTGGCTGCCTCAGATCTGAGGCGCATTGCCGGTCGCACAACAGCTTTGACGTGATTGTCATTCGAAGAAAATCGCGGCATCATTGAGATGATCTCATGCACCAGCTGCGGGTAAGCCGCTGGGACTGCAAAACTCTTCTCGTGCAGCAGTGAGTTGGTTAGGAACTCGTACGAAAAGTCGATTATAGCAACGAGGTTGAGGGTCTGAGTGGGGTCTGTGACTGTGCTGACGCACATGAGGTACTTCGTGTCGGCGTCATACGGCTCACAAATGGAGCGGTAATTGAAGTCCGACAGAGTATCTTCGATCCAGACGCCGTAGGCGCCCTCTACGACTTTGCCGTAGAACGATCTCGTTCGAGATCCGGCCCAATCTACCAGATCTGTACGATTCATGATTTCTCGAGCCTTGACCTCAGTGATGGCAATGAAGCCACCCTGGGCAAGGTACGGTCCGTCAAAAGTGAAGAGAGACGTGAGCTCCCGTACTGCGTACTTGTCCGCCGGAACCTGGGTGAAGGTGCTGGCTGTATGCGCGGTGAGATGGCGCATCGTTTCAGGGATGTACCAATCTTGGCTTTTGGCGTCAGCAGCAGTAGCTGTGCAGAGGGAGAAAGCTAGAGTGCCTCTCACCTCGGCCCGCATGCTTTCGACAGGAGATGTCAACCAGAAAGAAATCAACTCTTCAGTTCCGTGCCACGGAATTTCATTAGTCAACGCAAACTGGTTGAAGCCTCCCGGCGAAAAGCTGGTGAAGCCAGAAGCCAACACCACAAAACCGGTCTCCAGGACAGTGCCACCAGTGTTTATGGTGGCAAAATTAAGGTTCCAATTACGGAACCCAGCTGTCTCGTTTGTCTCGGTAATGTGGATGACACCACGCAGGAAGAACTTCGTCTGAGAGCCAACTCCGGTGATTGCCGCATTGTCAAACACCTGATACCCCGTCTGAAGAGGATTCGCTTCGTTCAACACCAACGGGTACTGAGCAACCGAAGCTCCCTGGAAGAACGCCAAATCCGTGGAAATGGGCCATGTATCGGCACCATCCTGATTTGAGGCTCTAAACTTGGTGAGCAGGTTGCGACCCTGATTGATGTTGGTATCGACGCGGATCGTGCTTGTCGAGGATGCAGTAGTCAAAAGCACATTGTCCAAAAGAGGCAAAACCAACGACATGTTGTGCACACTCGGCCCGCCGTCGCTCACATAGAGCGGGCGGTGGGACAAATTAACACGCGTCTTGTCGTGGGTGATGGCTGTTTCAGCAATTGGTGCGATGGGACAGCGAGCGGGTTTACCGGTGAACTTGGCCTCGACATACTCGCAGGCCAAATCCCGGGACAGATTCTCAGAAAGAGACGCGAGGTGGTCGCGGCCGTGTTCCCTAGGGATTTGAGCAACGCGGGCCACACTCGCGGCTTGCTTGAGCTTCTGCTTGCTGGCTCCAGAGGTGTTCGCCTCATGGACCATTCCGGAGTTTAACGTCGACCGGCGACGTGAGGGGGAGCTATGCTCCCCCCCCTCCTTACTAATTTGATTCATCCGAGAACCAACCAACCTCGGACAACACGGCCAGAAACTGGGCCCTGTCGGGGTGGTGACGAATCTCTTCCTGAAACTGGAGGACAAGCCGAAACTTCTCCTCAGTGTCAGTGGTCTTCTGGTTAAGAAGCCGAAAGAGAGTGCGTGCCCAGGATTCCGGGTACGCAACACCGTCCTCGTAACGATGGCTGCAGAAGCCGAAGGTGAGGCCGCAACGCTCGTACTGTTTTACGAGATGGCCCAGATTCGAATACCGGTTCTTGGCATCCGGAATCCAGGTCTCGAGACTGTCGTCTCCCATTGCGACACACTCAGCGCCGACCAAATCTGCAGCCAACACCCGGATTCGTGAGTTGCTGGAACTCGTAAGATACGAGCCAGACTTCATGACTCCGGGTTTCGTCTGCGCAATCATCTCGCCACTCGACAAGCAGAAGACTGAGAGAGAGAGGCATCGGATTCGAGCCCGAAGAAGCGCAGCCATGCGCTCATCGGACCCGGCCAATGCGACTCTCATCTCAGCCTCCGCCCAAAGCTCCCACTCCTGAACCGACCAGTCCCACCCAGAGATGTCGGCTTCCGCTAGGTTGCCTTCAAACAGGGTGTGACAGACTGACTGCCACATGAGGTGGATCTTGTCGTCGTCAAAGCCAATTCCTGGTTTCGACGGCAAGGTTTCCCAATGGTCAATCTCATAGGCGTTCTGCCTCCACGCCATGACCCGCTCTACGAGCTGGTCAACAATCGACACGGAGCAGATCAGCCGGAGCTTGCCAGACTTGATCTTCTTCTGTTGGTGCGGTTCGGGTTTGATGAAAAGGCGCACGGGGTCTGCGAGACCCCGACGCACCAATTCAACAGCATCCATCTCCTTCAGCTCCTTGTAAGGGGTGCTGATCAGGCGGCCAATGCGCTCTACCGTTGCATTTACAATGAGATCCTCATGGTTCTCGAAGAGCGTCTCGTTGTTGCTCCCAAACTGGGACCACGGGACACCCGGCGAGGACTTGAGGTTCACTGCCGGTATAGCAGCTCTGACCTCTGCGTCCAGGTCTATCGGCAACGGATTGTCGATGGCCGGATACTTGTCCAGAGTCTTTTTAATAGACTTCCGGAGTTTCTTCGGCGCGTCGGTTCTCCGATGCTGAGAGGCCTGGACGATCAGTGATGTGAACTCCGCCTGGCAGCCCCTTTGGGGCCAGGCGTAGTCCTGGAGCTCTTCGGCGATCCAGTGGAGGTCGCCTTCGAGTTCCTTTGCTTTTTCGGAGCACTCTGTTTCTTGAGCACGTTTGCTTCCTGAGCCGGAAGTTGCGGTTGTTGTTCCGCATCTTCGGAGGAAGCCGTTGGCGAGTTCTTCACCACCTTCTTCGAAGGAGTGAAACTCGACTGCGTAATCGAGGGTTGACGGGACACAGCCGCCTCCTGAGGAGAGGGCCGTGTCCCCATCCGAAAATCCGACTCGTCCTGTGGATCATCATCGACCTGGCTCGGGACAGGAACGACCGCTGGCGCATTCTTCTTCTTTGCCTCTTGGGCAAGCGGGGAAGAGGTGGGCGCCCTTCCTTTCCCTTTCGGGGTGGAAGTCGGCACCCTCCCTTTCCCTTTCTTCGTCTCTTGAACGAGTGAAGTGGAAGTCGAGGGCTTGGCCTGCTCCTGAGCGGGAGGGGCCAGCGGTCGCTCTGCCTCAGCTGGCTGAGCAGTGAAAGTGCTCGTAACCGTGAAGACCATGGGCTCACCAGGAGCGGAGGGCGTGGAGGTATACTTCACGCCTGCCACCACCGAGGTGTGCTCAGCTTGAGCTTTCTGCTTGGAGGTCCCAAAGGATGCCAAGTAGGCTCTCGCTTGCTGGATTCGGGTCATCTCAGCGGTTTCCTCGACACGGGGAAGCTGGGAGGCGTCCCTGTTGTCGGGAGGAGGAAGCAGCGGCTTCATAGCCGTGGCATTGTCCCTCCTGCGCTGCACTAGCTCAGGAGATGACTCGTCCGGTTCTGAAACGCGCTCCTCTTCGCTGGAGCTTTCATCGTACTCGTCGGAACTAGCAGTGTCAGAGAGGTCGAGACCGAAGCACTCATTGTGCGCTCGGTGTCTCTTGCACTCCCTGGTTCTCTGCCGGCTCCGAGTCAAACGTGACACACGTCGTTTCGGGCCACCGATGGACTTGTGGCAGCCCCCCTGGGCCTCCTTGTTGGTTCTGTTGTCAAATTTGAGGTCGCTATAACCGTCCCGGTCACCATAACCGGCTCCCCGGTCATCGTCACCGAACTCATCGTCCGTGCTGAACATGTCCCCCCAGAGCTCACCCGTTGCTGGGTTGAAATCTCCGGCGACAGTCCACCTTGAATTTTGAGTGAAGACTGCAGCTCCCGTTCCTTTGAGCCTGAATCCTCCAGTTGCATCTTGCTTGTCAAGACGAGCTCGTTTGAACTGCTTGTCGTACTGGAGGGACTCGTTGGCGAGTTCTTCGCCAACCTTGGGAGTTGGGAGCAAGAATGGCACCGCCAGACCGCGATTCGTGTTAGACGGCAGCTTCGGGTCAAAACCCGTGTGTACTCCCACAACTTTCTTGTCACAGAAAATGGGGGTCCCAGACCACCCTGGGGCCGTAGAGGCCGTATGGATGATGTTGAGATCCTTGGACAGAACAGAATTGACTGTACCATAGGACACACTGGGCTGAAGCCCGTTGTAGCCGTACATAAAGACTCCGGCGGAGGCGCCGCTTTTCAGCATTTCGCCAACCGGCTGAGCCTTTACTCCTAACACGGACCAAACCGCTTCGGGAACTTCGACCAACGCAAAATCAGCGCTTCGGTTATAAAGAACACACTTCCAGTTCGGAAAGAACGGGTGCATCTCATCCGCGTTGCTTATCTGCGGTTCTACTATATCCCGTAGAGCCTTGAGAACGTGGTGGGCAGTGAGTAGGTAGGTGCTAGACCTCCACTTCACTCTTGATCCCATGCCAACAACTTGGCCCTGCTTAGTGCGGAGAATGACCAGACCGGGACAAAACTTGCCCGGTCTCATCGGATTGCCCGCAACAACGCGCTCCTGACCTTTGGGGTCTGGGGGGATCCTGGTGTCGTCTGTGAGGACAACATGCTTCATGACCCCCTCGTCGTTGAATCTAAGACAAGGGACCACCGCTTGGGGATTTGACGGGTCAGGAATAAATTCCTTCACAGCTCCAGTGATGAAGACTATGGGACTCGTCGGCACGCTTCCTACCCGGCTATAAGCCACAAAACGCACCCAAGCCCAGCGGATTAGCTTGGAGATCCTCTGCGCGGCCATGGTGAGGAGGAGCAGGGCTACTGCTCCCCTCACGACAGGCGCTTCCACGATGGACCTCAGCACATAATAGGTATAGGCTGCACAACCCAAAGTTGAGAAGTACAAGAATGTCCCTATAGTTTGCCAAAAGAGCTCCACGCCACCGGCTATAGAAAAGCCGGCTGAGGTGAAGAACTCAGAGGTTTCGTTTCCGAGGGCCGCCAGGCCCTCGCACAGAAGGGTCCAGGACCCCGCTCGAAAGCGAGGCCCCTGATGTTCCCACTCATCCTGCTGTTCTGCTCCGACCTGAACTACAGCGGCCAGAGCAAGAAAGTAGAATGTCACGTAGCTGGCAAAAAGTGTTGCAGCGGTGAGAGTCGTTGCAGCGCCGGCCGTAGCCGACGCCG